TTTGCGTCCGTGAGCGATGCCCCGCTGCCGGTCATTTGGCCAACATCAGTCGAGGCATAGCTGCCTGTGAATTCGATCAAAACAGCGTTGCCAGGCAATGGCCCACCGGTAGCAACAAAGTCGCCAGGCACGGGCGTTGTAAGCGCCTCAAGGGCGGCTTGCACCACGGCCGCGGTTGCCGTGGCCGAAATTCCAGCAGTCGTTTCTGCGTTGAATGTCAACGTGAACGTACCGCCGGTCGGCAAGCCTCCGGAAATAGATATTGCCTGTTGTTCGTTTATCAGCGGGCTTACGTCTCGAATGATTGCGACTCGCACTTCCGTGCCGGTCATTCCAAAGTTGTCGAATGTCATCGCCTGGACGTTGACGCCGGCCAAAAGGTTCTGAAAAGTAACAGTAAATGGATAATTGCCGCTTCCGGTTCCGGCCCCCGCCCCACTGGCCCCCGTGACAACCACGTCGGCCGATACGCCTGGCGTGGGGGTGGAAATAACTACCGTCGGAGACGCACCACCGGTAAGCGAATTCGTTTGGAGCGTGATGGCGTCTATATTCCCCTCGCCGATCAAGTCGCGAAATGTGACGTCGATTGCAGTCCCGGGCCACGGCCCGCCGGTACAAGCGACGTTTGCGCCGGCGCCATACGCAGTGATAACGGCTGCCACCAGGGCGGACTCGACTGCGGCGGCGGCGGAGTTCCAATTTAGCGCGCTTGTGTTGACTCCGTTGATTCGCAGAACTACAGTCCCTCCAGTCGGCGAGCCGGTAACCGTCAATAACTGAACCTCGGCCGTGCCGGTTATGTTCGACAGCGCCATCAACGCATCACGAACATTAAAGCCTTGCGCATTCGTATTGATCGCCGCCGTGGTTTGGCCCTCAAATGTCAAGGTGAATGTTCCAGCCGGGCTTGAGTTCGGCACATTGAGAATATCAACTCTCTGAACTTCGTTGATTGCCGTTTCACTAGCGGCAGCCACTAAAGTTAGAGTGACGGTGCCGCCAAGAACTCCAGGAGAGGCGTACACGGCATCAATTTGCAGCGCGTCACTTTGGTAAGCCTGAGCCTGAACAGCGCTCCTAACCGTAATCGTCCACGGCCCGCCGGTCGGGCCAACAATGTCGAGCGTTTCATAGAGCTTCGCATTTGCGAGTGGCGGGTCCATCGTGGCCGTGTCGGACACCAGACCGGCCGGAACCGTGATTGATTCCAGCGCGATACGAATATCATCAGCCGTGGCCCCCGTAATGCCATTCTGAACGTACTTGGAATAATAAGCTAACCCGGTGAAGGCAGCGCCGCCGGTGTACTTGAACCGGAATGACGAGACCGGCGGCGTGATGGCTAGTAATAGAACTGGACCGGCGGCATAACCAGACTCTCGACCTTCTACGACAACCGTCACGGCCCCAGCGCCGCCGCCGGTCAGCAATGCCCCCGAACCTACCATAAGCGGCTCTTTCAGGCCGGTGGCAAATGTTATCGTCCAATCGCCAACGCCGTTTAGAGTCGTCGTAATAGTTCCAATTGTCGTCAGAGCTTCAAGTGCCGTGTCCACGGTCGCGGCCGATGCGTTGTAGGCGATGTTGCCGGTCGTTGCCCCGCGATGCGTGATTGTGAACGTGCCGCCGGTCGGCGGACCTGGCAGCGTAATTCGCTGCTGCTGACTATTGCCGGCTCCGCCAACCCCATTTTGTATAGTCAACACATTGATCGTGAACACCGTCACGTTGGTCGTGCTGCTCGTTACCGTAAACGGCGTGCCATCGCTCAAGCCCGTGAGCACAAGATGGGTTACGCTGTTGACCGAGTCGCGCCCGATGCTGGCGGACACTTCCGCCCACTCGACAATATCATTCGAGAATTGTCCAATGGCCGTAACGAGCAGGCTCACGACGTTTTCTACCGTGGCGGCGGTCGCCGTGACGCTAATGCTCTTGCGGTTGATCGTGAGCGTGAACTTGTCCCCGATGCCGACGCTGGCCGGCGTGACGTGCGTGACTTGAGCACGGGTTGGGGCATCGCCGAGGAAGTATTTTGTCGCCAAATTGCACCTCTATTTTCTAAAGTGGCCAGGCGTTTGGATTGCCGAGTAGCGGTCGGTTGCTTTTGAAACGCCATTGCCATGAGACCGTGAAGTCGATGTATCCGTTGCCGCGGGCCTTCGGGCTTTGCTTGCCTGGCAACTCGTCTCTGTTGACCCAGGCGTTCGGCCAAATTGGTTGTGCGGCTGATGGTCGCGCTAGATACCCCGTGGCGCTGCCCGTCTGTGTCGCCATGTAAAACGGGTTGTCGCGAACCTGCTGTTTCTGGTGCGGGCCGTGGAGGCACAAGAGCCAATCTTCCCGATCCGGCGACGAATAGCTGATGGATTCTGTGTAGTCGCGGTAGAGAAACCCGGCATTGGCGGCTGGATATTCAGCTTCAAGGGCGAACGAAAACGGCAGCCAGGTGACGTAACCGGCATTTTTCAAGCCCTCGATTGTGGGCGGTTGCACGACGCGGACGCCGCCGATTGACCCGTCTCTGTACAGTGACAGTTGACTTCGCACCGTGCCGCCTGGAAGATAGACGATGAAATCCTGATTCTGTTTGGCGAATGCAGTGAGCAGAGCCTTGACGAGCACGTCCATGTTGGCCGCTGAGTTCGAATACAAGGCTGACGAGCAATCGAGCCGGATCGTGTTAGATAGCAGTTGGCGCGCCTCGTTGAATTCCGGCGTGTCGCGGCGCGTGATTTCGCAGCGGCCTTCAGGGAGTTCGTAGGTGCCGTATTTGGGGAGCATAATTTGGACGCTGTTGAAAACCCGCTACTTGATCCGGTCGTCTGGGTGGTTCTGGGTTTGTTGTTGGCCGCTGGTTTTGTTTCGATACTTGCGATCGGAAAAGGGCTTGAAGCTTTTGGCAATTACACCAGATGGGTTTCTGGTCGTTCGATGCTCGAGAAGCTGGGAATCTTGTTGGTCGTTGGGGTGTTCGCGATTTTCGCCGCGTTGCTCATGTTGTTATCGAGTAGGTGATTTTGAGTTGGCAAACTGTGTTTGCGCCTGACGAATCTTGTCATCGATGTCTTTCCTGAGCTTGTCTTCAATTCCCTGAAGTCGCTCCGGCAACGATTCGTCGATGCCCTTCAGGATTTCTTCGGCGAAGCCCGGACCCTCCAATCGCACGATGATTTCATGCTGCTGCTTGATTGTCAGTTCCGCCTTGGCAACTTCCTCCGCGATGCGGGTGGCCGACTTGGCGTCATCTTCGGCCCGTGACTTTGAGCCAGCGAAAATATCCGACAGGCCATAATCCCGGGCCCGCCGCTCCTGTTCGCTCTGGGAGTAGTCTTTGAATTCGCTGAATTGTTCGGCAAACCCAAGTTCTTCGGACGTCAGCCCCTCGCCCGACTTCCGCTTGCGATCAATCTCGCGGAGCTTCATTTGCCCTTCAGGATCGAGCTTGGCTGCCTTGGCAATGTCACCCTGATAGGCTCGCAGTGATTCGTCGGCGATGCCCTTGGCTGCCTGCTGGGCTGATCGCAAGTTACTGAGTTGGTCTCGTGAGCCTTCGATTTGAGCGCGGGCTGAATCCAGGCTGAGCTGCTTGACTTGCTCCATGCTGGCCTTCACGTTGGCATAGGCTTCCTGAATCGACCCGCCCTTCGTTTGAAATTCCGCCAGCCGCGAAGCATCACCTCGCAGAACGCCCTGAGATTTGGTCAAGTCACCGCTGGCCGCGCCTCGTTGAAAGTTACCAAGGTCGCCGACTAAAGATGCCTGCTGAGCGAGTGCCATACGGCGAGCTTCGGCCGCTCCCTTCTGGCTTTCCAGCGCCCGCTTCGACCGTTCAAGATTGGCATACGCCCCGGTCTGGGTTGCGTTCCCAAGTTCTTCATCGCTCAACAGTCCGAAGCCCATACTGTAGATCGACGAGCTTGCGACGCCCTCACCGATGGCCCCGCCCACGTCTCCCTTGTGCGTTGCTGAGCTACCTTTGATCGCGATTGCAGCGCTCTTCACCGCTCCCGCCAGAGTCGGCAACCACGCCGCAAGCGCCGCCACAGCAGCCCCCATTATCGGCAGGCCGGCCGAAATCGCCGCCCCACCCGTGGCCGATCCGCCAGTAGCCAGCGTCCCCAGTGACCCTGCTAGTGCCTTCCCGCCCTTGTAGAGCGACCCGGCCCCCTCCACGCCCGCTACGGTGTTCAAGATGGTCTGCGTATTTTCTTGGCCAATAAGCCCCGTATAAGCCACCCCGCGGGCCACGTTGCCAAGGCCGCCGATTGCGCCGCCCCATGCCTGCCCCACCCGATTGCCTCGCCGCGCATTCCTCGCATCAGTCCGCCCCTGATTGGTCAGGTTCCTTTCCAGATCCCGATTCATGCGCAGTTGTTCGGCCTGCCCCTCCCGTGCAATGCGAATCTTCTCCCGCTGCTCAAGCTGCGCCGAATTCGCCCGCAACCGCTGCTTGTACCGCTCCGTTTCCTCCGCCTGTTTTTGCTCCGCCTTTTTAACATCGTCGATGCGGCGCAATTCGGTCTTGAAGTGGTTATCCGCAATCGTCTTGTCCCGCTTCTGCGCCTCGCGGATTTCCTGTTGGAACGATTTAGCCCTCTCCTTTAGTTCATCGCCGGCCGTTTTCTTCGCGGACTTCAACGATTCATCGGCCCGCTTTTTGACTTCCGCCGTCGCGGTGCTGGTGATTGTCTTTTGCTGCTTCGCCAGCTCGTCGCCGAACTGTTTCATCACCTGCTTGGCGGCAGGGTCAGCCTGCGCGACGAGACGAAAAATCACGTCACGGCCAGAGCCGCCACCGCTACCGGATTTAAGCAGCATCGAATCACTTTCCCTTCGTCAGCACGGCCACGAGCGCTTCCGCAACATTGCGGGCCTCATCGCGGTTTCGCTTGTCTTCGGTCAGTCGGTCGATCAATGCAAAATTCCTTCTCACAATCGGGTCGCGGCGTTCCTCATCGGTCAGCCCCACGGCCTTGGCCTCTTGGTAATGGGCATACGCTGCCCAGTTTTTTTCGCTCAACTCAATCTGCTTGGCCTCTTCCGGTGATCCTTTCGGGCATTTGTGGCATGGCGTCTGGTCGTTCGGTCCCATCGCGATCGGCAACAACTCGCGAGTCGGGCCGCTTTTGTAGGTTTCTTTTTCTCCTGTCTCGATATTGAAGACCCACTGCTTGCATTCGTCGCAGTCGATGCGTGCGGCCCCCGGATGAAACAGTAAGAGCCGAACGCCGCTGGCTAGTTTTTTGTGTCGGCCTCCAAGTCATGGGGAGGCTTCTGCGTGCCGTCGCGCGGGTCGCTTGGCATTTGGCCGGCAACGATCATCCACAGCTTATGGAACAACTGGTTGCGAACGCGCAGGCAGTTGGCTTCGGTGATCTTCACCTCTCCGCCCCTGCTGTCTTTAAGCGACCACGACTTGAGCAGGCCGGGATCGCGTGCCAAAGCCTTCGCCGCAGCGTCCGCGAACGATTCCCAGTTCGGATTGCTGCCCTGAATCAGCCCGGTGATCTTGTCCGCTGTCTTGACCAACGCCGGGCGAAACTCAAATTCCAGCGGGCCATGCACGCCGTCCACGGCGGCGATGTATCCGGATTCCTGATAGCCATCCTCGATGAAGTCTGCCATGCTCGTCTTTCGTTGTGCTCGGGTGCTCGTCGGTGTAGAAGCCCCGCCGGTTGTTCCGCCGTCCGAGCAAACGGCAGTGGTGCGCCGACGGGGCTAGGCTGATTCGTTAGCTGGTGCTCAAGGTCGTCACGAGTTCCTTGGTTGTGCTGCCCGGCGTCCCGGTTTCGTAGGCCGTAAAGCGGAGCTTGTTCATAATCTCGCCGCGCTGGGCAGCCTCCATGACTTCGGCAGGCGCCTTCAGGTTGGCGAACGTGAACGTGAGGATGTTTGTGCCGTTAGTGAACACGGCGGACCCGGCAATGCCAGTTGCCGCGATGTCGTACAGAGCCAGGTCCGTTGTCGAGTAAGGATTATCGACCTCAAGCGTGATCGATCGGTCGGTTTCGGGGATTTCGGTTCGCGTCTGGCTATTCAAGAACCGATCGAGCATCAGGCCGTTGTCGATCGTGATTGAGAAGTTGTCGCAAACCCGCGTGATGCTGTTCAGCGTCAGCACGAGGTTGTGAAACACCCACGGCTGAACGGTGCTGAGCGTGGTTCCAATCGACGGGAACGAAGCGGCTGCTCCGACGGCTTCCGTCTTGCCCTGCACGTCCATATCAAGCGTGAGCACCGGGCTGCCAGCCGACGCACTGAACCGGGCGTTGTTGACCTTACAGCCGTCCCATGTGAAGACCTTTGCAATTTTTTCTTGCACCACGACCATATCTCCGATCGTCTCGGCGAGGGCGTAAATCCAGGGCGTTCCAGACGTGCCGCTGCCGCTCTCGGCCGTGCCAAAGATGTACGGCAGGATTATCCGCAACTCATCGGGCGATGGCTGGACCGATAGCGGCCCGCCGACGCTGTATGGCCCGGCCACGGCGTTGCCTGTGTGACGAGAGCGAGTGCCGCGCACCCCGTCTTTGACGAGGATTTGCCCCGTCTTGCCGACGCCGCAAGATACGTTTTGCAGTTGCTTTGTAGCCGCGCCGCCGGCAGCACCGATGCCAACTTTCGCCTCGTAATATAGCGCTCCGCGTGCCATGCGTGTTCCCCTTAAATGAGCGTGCGGTTCTGCCGCGTGAAGCAACGGGCCACAATCGCACCCGTGTCAAAGTTCTGTTGAAATCCGCCAGCATCGAGCACCGGCCCCGGTTCGATCACGACGTTCATCACTTCGGTCACGCCAGCCAGTGCCGCCTCGCCCGCTCTGGGCAGCAGGCAGTTCACAAGCTGCTGGCGGCAGAGCAAATGAGCCGGAAGGCCAGTGGTCAGATCCATGTTGGTGACGTTGGCCGCAGTCACTTGGCAGCCAAGCCCCCAGTCGTCGGATTGATTCGTGGACTGCTTGAATTGGTCGCTGAGTGGAGACACCCAGATAGCCGCCTTGACCGAATCGGTGATGTAGCCCCGCGTCCACGGAACCTTGAGCCGATAAACGCGGGCCGATGTCCACGGCGACGGCAGGCTGAGCGCCTGAATCTTGGCCACGATCGCGTCCAGGCACTGATCGAAGATCGCGGTTGCGCCGGACGTGGCGCGGACTCCACCAACGAGAGATACAGCCCCGTCCAGGGCGGCCATGGTGCTCCGGCAGTAAATGAACCAATAGCCAACAGCAAGAGCCAGGCTCACCGCCCCGTCGCCAGTGCGGCTGCCGTAGGACGCATAAGCCTGCGGGACAAAGCCGCCAAGCCAATTCGCGGCAAAGATCGTGTTCGTGCTGCCCGCAGTCGAACCGGCCACGGTCGCCACGGCACCTGTGCCGTTCGCGCTATCGGCCAGTGTGAGAGTTGGTGTGTTGACGGCAGGCATTAGCCGAACACCTCCGCCATCAGGCCGTTAGCAATGATTTGTTCGCAAGCCTCTTGGTGCTCTGGCTTGAGTCCGGCCCATTCGCGGGCGGGGATGTTGCCGCGGCCGAAGTTGTGAGTCGCCGCGTAGGGAATCACGCGCCCGTCAACGCCCATCGCGACCTCGCGACCCTGGATGACTTCGAGCTGACCAGGGCCGCCGCCGGTCGCGGCTTGGAGTAAGGCCCCCGTGTCGATCAACAGCGGGTGGCCATCGCCTGGATTCTTGCGAGCTGGCCAGTTGGAGC